TGTTAGTTCCAATATAGGTTTTATAAACATCAGACGGGCTGACACCATAAAGGTCGGAAGCAGAAATAATAAGTACACCCTCCCACGTAAAACTATTTACCCAGTATGACCAATCAAAATTAGTAAACCCGTCAGTTTTTATTTTTAGCCATGGTCGTGTTAGTGTACTCTGAACCTGCTGTAAATTATTTGCTTGATAAAACGCAATATTATTAAATACCATAGGACCAGTTAAATTAATACTTCCTATAAATAGATCAAAGTTAAGGGCACTTGCAAATGCTATTCCAAGAACTCCCCATTCTTTAGTAGTTAGTACTGGTTCTCTTACTAATGCACCGTTCCAAAAATACGACAAGCCATTAAATGTTTGACCAGTTGCTAGGCTTTGTGCATATACTCTTGCTCTACTACCATCTGGGTTAGAGGCAACCATGTAAAACTTGATGGTATCTCCTTTATAAACAATTTCAAACACTTCTGTAGGAATTGCTGGGAATTGATCTTGATCATATCTCATCCATATCTGAGTTGCACTAATACGATAGTTATCTGCTATTGTTGAATTAACTGGAACAGATATACCACGAGAAATTAGTGGATTAAAATCTCCACGAACTTCTATGCCAGATGTTCTGTTGAGATAAAGATATGGGGTACTTCCTTTATAAATGCTAAATGGATTTTTAGCCTTATAATCATAATATAGTCCAGCACGAGTGTATGGGAACATATTTACACCAAATCGTGTTCCGATTGGGTTAAATGAATTATCATTAAATGCCTGAGAAGTTAGTTCAAGTCTACGCAACCTTATTGGCTTTCTTAAAATACCACGAATGTTAAAATCTAAATGATAAACTACTGCCAAATTATTAAAGTCTACAGTTTTTGTTGGATAAATCAAGGTATTGTCAACAACTTCAAATCTTGTAGTTAACCAATTTGAGTACTCGTCAATATTAATAATTCTATCTTCTTTTGGCGGAACATAATTTGGAAAATCTGACATTGGAGCATTAGCACCTTCTGCAATATATTGCAAAGTTATATAACTTCTGATAACAGCATCTGTAGTGTCATATTCAAAATACTTAAGAGCCTTTTCTTCCATATCTTGATAGTTGTCCCAGCCAGTCAATAGGCTGTTGTCTAGTTGCAAATAGGTTTCTTGAAGTGGGTGAGAATATTCTTCTTTTAATTCATTGTAGGTCCAAGAACCTGTTTCTTCATATTCCGTTAATCTTGTAGGAGATGGATAGCCAATATTGAACTGAAGAAAATCTAGGTCATAGTATGTATTTCCAACATCATTTGCTACTGACTGTGCAAAATATGATAACGGCAAGTAGTCTTCCCAATAACCAGAAACACCTATGTCTAAGAAATATGTGTCATATGCCTCTGATGGTAAAAGTGTATAACTAGCAGTATGCTCAAGCAAAGCCTTAGCATTTGCAGACTCCTCTGATCCAGTAGCCAAATAACTATCAAGAATAGCAGTTCCGTTTTCTTCAAAGTGAGAAGAAATAGAGTTTGCATTATAAGCAGTGCAAAGACCTACTGAATATATTTTGCCAGTAAATTGAAGCGTTCCAGTTTCATCTCCACCAACATACATTTCTAGACCATTACGATTTCCAAAAAATGATGCAACATTTCCGCCAAAAAATAAAACAAGTTCATCTATTTTGATACCTGCTGCGTATTTTTCATCTACAACAATTATGTCAGTTGTATAAATTTCTTCTTCTTCTCCATTAAAATATAAATAATAATGAACTTCATCTAGGTCTTTACGAATAGAAAAATAGTTACCAGTCAGCCTGTTATAGATTTTAAACAGAGTTTCTTCTGTGGCTAAATCATCAGAAGAAAATACTCCGTATAAAGTATTAATTTCTGCATTTAAAATACTGAGTCTTGGAAAGTTAAAATAACACTCTTCCGTGTCCCAAGAAATATTTGGTCTAAAAGTTATAAACTTATCTCCAGAGGTTTGTATTGCTTGATTATCATCATAAAGGTCTTGTAATGTTTTAGATCCCAAAAATATTTCAGGTAATGAATAGGGTGGTGTTGAAAGAGATGTGGTTGTTGTTGCAAGGTTATCAAAACTACCCTGCTCCCATTGTGCAAAATCTGGATATGTATAGTTTGCCGTATAGTCTGCAAATGGATAGTCAATAAAAGCCTGTATACCGCCATAGGCGGCGTTAATTACCTCTGGTGATAAAACACCTTGTCCATACACCCATCTACGCTTTGCAACACTTATAGAGACGGAATATGGATAAATTGCAACACAGTCAATTTCAATTGGTGTTACATCTTCATATGCATAAAATCCAAGCCAATCTTGACTATCCCCAGTATTGTCAATTTGTGCGGGAAGCGTTAAATTATCTGTTTCAAGCGGAATACTGATTACTTCTTCTCCATTAATCAATACACTTGCATTATTTCTAATTAATCTAATATGAACAAGCATTGGTCTAAACCATTCTCCAACAAAGTGTGAAGAAAATTGCTTACCAATAACAAGTGTTAAAAATCCAGATTCTACATATAAGCCGTCAGAAGAAGATATTGGTCCAAATATTCTTTTTGGCTGATATGCATTTGAATTAACTCTAATCCAAAACTCAACGGTGTAATCTTTAAATTTACCAAGTTCATTTAAAAATCCTTGACCTGGAACTATTAAAGATGGTTTATTGCCATTGTTTGGAGATATTCTAGTAACACCAGTTGCACCAAACACCATTGGAACACCGCTATTTCTTGCAACAAGAGCATTATCTGCTACAAGATAGTATCCAGACTCTCCGCCTAAACCATATGCGTCTGCAGCAACAGCAGCATCTGCAGTTAGTGCAATTGTTGAGGGTAGGGAAATTGGAATTACGCCAAGAGATATAGCATTAAATTCTTCAGACCATTGACCAGCAGTAATTCCATTTATATAGAACTGATACTGATCAGGAGCGCTACCTCCGCTGTTATATGTAAATTTTAAAACAACCCTAAAATCTGTATTTTCATTTGGTATATCAAAAGTCTCAGATATAAAACTCCAAGACTGGAATATTGTAGTATTAAAACTTTTAAGGTTTTGCACTATTTGGGATGTTGTTGTATCAGTATATTCAAATCCAATTTGTACTTGTGTTAAGTATGCGCTGTTTGAATAAAAGTATCCACCAATAGTTAGAGTACCAAGATCCGTATTTAAATCTGTAAAATTAACTAGATTTTCACTAACACACTGTATTGTTAAAGAACTTGTTGAAGGAACGTCTCCTTCTATTAAATTTAAAACACTATCCTCAAATGGTTGATTTATATCAATGATAGATGTTGTGGCTGTGCAGTCATCTAAGGTCCATGCATCCGAAATATCTCTTTGTGCTTCTGTTATTAGGCTTATATAGTCAGCCTGATCATCCAAAGACCACAGGATTTGTGGTTGCTCTGAATATACCTTTTCGGCGTATAGATTAGAGGGTATGGACATAGTTCTCCTTGCTTCTAATTATATCAGTTAAGATATTTTTATCATGCAAGTATCTGTAGTGCAGTATGCCTCTCCTTCAGCCTCTAAATTATCTACCCCGTCATAAATAGCAGACCAATTAATCTTCTTGATTTGCCCAATGTATGCGTTATATTCATCTTTTGTAATCTGAGTATATGGTTGCTGAGGATATGTCTTATTTCCCATAGGCAAGAAAGATACAGCCTTTAACTGCCCCTCATACATGTGAAGTGCTGGAGCAATATGCTCTGTTTCTTTTTCTTTATCAAATGAAAGAGTAACAGAAACACCATTGTCTGACCAATACTTTTGTGTTGTAGCAGCAAGACCAATCTTTTCAAACAATGTTACATCTTTCTCAGAGCGTGGGTGACCAGAATGAACTGGGAAATATACAACAGTTGTATTTTGTGATACAAGATCTGCTTCCATTTTGTACCCTGCTGCTTTAAACAAACTAATCATTGGATCTTGGTTTCCAAAGCGAATTGCACGAAGGAAGAAGTTTCCTCCTGGACCCCAGTGAACTCCTGGAGTTGCACCAGATAGCAGTGAAACTGAACCTGATGGCTTAACGGTTGTTACACGAATTGATTCACGAACACATAGCCATTCAGAATATGAATGATCATATTTACGAATCGTCTTGTATCCTTCGTCCATCCATTCACGAACTGCTGGCAAACCCTTTTGATCTGCAAATGACGCAATGCCAGTAAGAGATGTTCCAATACGACGATTACGCTGCATGATGCCATTTGTAATCTGCCAATGTGTAGGAACAAGAGTAACTGTCTTACCATACAAATATGCAAACTTCAAAGTACGTAAGAAATCTTCTTTAGATTCATGGCGATTCAAATGTACTTCAACAAGTGTACAAAGTTCGTAAGATTCTAGTGGTTGCTCTGCACATGGGTTAAAGCCCATTACACGATAATCTTTTCCATCTGCAGAATCTGCAAGACGACCGAAATTACGAGCAACATCAAGCCAAATAAATCCTGGTTCTCCATTATCTGCAATTAAATCCACATAATCTTCATACTTAGTTCCTACTGAAGCAGAAATAGAGTTATTACTCATCCATGCCCATCCTGGATTTTCTGGATCAAACGAGTTTCTATCAGGAAATACCTCTGAGTTTTTAAGATTAATAAAGTTAGCGTCTTCTGGGGCACCAAGCGCTAAAGTAGCAGAACGACGAACATTGCCAGCAACTACACAAGTTCCAATAAGATTTACAATATCAACAATTGCACGAGAATCAAGAATATCTCCTGCTCTATCTCCAATTACTTTACGAACAGTTTCATGTAATTTAATCAATGGTGCTGGACCTGAAGCAGTACCACCAAAACCTTTAATAGGTGCACCTAATGGTCTAATCTGAGAATAATCAAAATTAATCTTAGCCTGACCTTGTTTCAAATATGAATTAAGTAGTAATCTTACAGATTCTACCCATCCTTCTCTTGTATCAGGAATTACATATGTTATTTCTTCTTTAATATTAGGATATATTTCCATACCCTTTTCTTGTCCAAGGGTGTCAAATCCTACCCCTACCCCAAGCATAAGGGCATCCATAACCCAGCCAAAAAGGGCACCAGGATCGTTTCTATCAATGTCCCTAGTAGATACCATGGCACAGTTCTGTAAGGCTGCAGAATTGCGTCTCTCCATCGTCATAGGGGTACCAAAAGCCCATAGTCCACGCCCTGGAGGAGTCCACTTAAGATTAAACATGCGATCATAGGCTTCTTGGGCAGATTTTTGTGCCTTATTGTCATTCCAAGGAAGACGGTTTTCTTTAGCATGATTCTTTTGCACTGAGTACATACCTTCAATCACACGCTTACAAACTTCGTGCCAGCGTTCTTTGGTACCATCCTGTTTGACTCTTGAGTAGGTACGGATAAATGTGATTTCCCCCAATGAGTTGCCACCTGCGTCGGTAAAGCCAAAAGGAGGCTCTACATCCTTATATTTATTAACAAACTCATCCAAAAGACGAAAAGAAAATACATCTGACATTTAAAGTTAAAGCCTTTCACTAAAAAAATATTATTAGAACTTTGCTAATTGCAAAGTACTGTAAGTATAGCACAAAGTTTTAATTAAAAAAAGTTTAATTTATAACAGTTTTATAAAGTATAACTATTAACTTAAGGTTAAGTACTTTTGTTTTTGTAAAGTACTATGCACCAATTAGCATAAATTCGCTAAATGCCGCTCCTGCTGCTGGAGTTGACCAAGAAAGAGTTCCAGATCCGTTGGTAGATAGTGTTTGTCCATTTGTTCCATCTACGGAAGGCAACGTCCAAATTCTGTTTGTTGTAACAGTTCCTGGAGATTTAAATCCAACATAATGGCTTGAATCTGTATCTGCAAATCTGAGTTCTGCAGTAGCATTTAATGTAAACGCTGTTGTTCCAATACCGCTAGCAAGTGTCAAGCCAGAAATTGTTGTTACTGTAGCGCCAGAGGTAATTGTTGTTGAACCAAGAGTAGGAGCAGAATATCCAGATACTGTTGTCCATCTAACACCAGTTCCTGTTGATTCTAAATATTGTCCGCTAGAACCAACTCCACCACCTGCTGTTAATGTTCCAGTAAGAGTTCCTGCATCTATTGTTTTATTTGTTAATGTTTCACTAACATTTCTAAGAAGAGTACCATCTACATAATATGATTTGCCAGAAGCAAGATTCATATGTTCTGATGAGGTCCATGCGTCTGTAGCATCTACCCAATTAAAAGTTTTGTTGGTAGCGCCAGTTAATGTAATACCGCCACCATCTACGGCAGCATCTGAAGTAGAACCATATCCAAGAACAATATTTTTATCTTCTACCTGAAGATTTTGTGTATCAATTGTGGTTGTTGTGCCAGATACTGTTAGGTTTCCAGATATTGTTACGTCACCGCTTGTATTTGCTGTAACAAATGTTCCCGATGTAGTTGGAAGAGTTAGCGTTATATCTGCTACTGCTGGCTCTGCTCCAACCTGAATATATGTTTCATATTCATTTACTGTAGCACCTTCAAAAACAATTTTACTTGCTGTTATAACATCTTTATTAGAGTCAAGTTCTGCAACACCATTAGCAGCACCCTTTTCTGTAAGTGCAATTGCTCCTACTTCTGCAGGTGTAATACTTGATACTGTCTGATAATAATCTAGTTCGGACCATACTGTTGATCCATCTCCAACTTTAAAGGCTCCGAGAGTAGTGTTATACCCTATTTCTCCAGCATTTAGGGTTGGATCTGCTGTATTCCATTGAGAGGTAGTACCTCTACGCATTTGAATTCTAACTGCCACGATTTACCTCCGTAATCCTTTAATTATACCAAATCTTATCATGCTGCTTCTCCACCATCTATAGTAGCAGTAAAGGATGTTGTGGATGGTGTTCCGCCATCAAGATCTTGCCAAATAAAGGCTGGTAATGTTACACCATTTCCATTATAGGGGTAGGTATCTTCAACAAATCCTCCAGGAGTATGATCGTGATCAACTACTGATAATGTATCATCATAATTTGCTAATGGGTTCCATTGAGAACTGTAGTAATAATATATCTTTAATGTTACTGTATCTAAGTGCATTGCACCACTGGCTGGACTTACTGGAAATGTAGAACCTACTGTTAGTGGTGATCCAGTATATGCGGTTGTTTGTACAGAATTATCAGGGAAAGTAACTCCAGTAGCAACCTTGACTCCTGCCTTTACGACAAAATCTCTGTTAGTTGTTGCCACTGAAGTTCACTGTCCCTTCGTGGTTCACATTACGCTTCGATAAGCGTCTTGTGGACCTTTACTGATGTACCATTTGTTGATGTGACTAGTAGACGAACGTTTCCGCCTGAATAATCTGCATCTGTTGTGCCAATTTGTGCATTGCTAATTACGTCTGCATATTCTGTCAGATAAACATTGTTGTTTCCATCAATAGTTACAAGAACTTCAAGCACCTCAATGTCATTGCCATTTTTCATTTGAACAATATACTTTGCTGTGTTATATGATGTTGCTGACCAAGAATCTACCACAGTTGCACTTGTTGTAGAAAGGCTTGTTGTGGCAGTTCCAATAAGAGCATCTGTAAGAGTTACTGACCCTACTGTTAGACCTGCGAATGTTGGACTAGATGTTGTAGCAATACTCTGTGGTAGAGATAGTGTTACTGCACCAGTAGAAGCAGATGCTGTGATTTGATCTGCTGTACCAGCAATTGAAAGAACACCAGTGTTATCAATTGTGATTGTGTCTGATGTTGAAGCACCAGTTAGTCCAATACCAGATCCTGCTGTAAATGTAAGAGTATCATTGTTGCTATCAGCAGCAATTGTGGTTGCTCCAACTACAACATTTTTAAAGATATTTTGTGCAGAACCTGTATCTGTGTTAGTAATTGTTAGTACATTTGAAGTTGATGCGTATGAAGCACTGATTCCTGTACCACCAGTTACTGCGTTACCAAATCCATCTACTGCAGACTCAACATCTGTTGTAAATGCAACTGTGCCTGTGGCATCTTTAAATGTAATTGTATTATCCTGTGTAGGATCTGTAAAGTTAAGTGTAGTTTCGTGAGTATTATTTGTACCTTCAACAATAATATTATTGTCAGATAGATAAAGTCCAGAAACTACTGGGCTTGTAAGAGTCTTATTTGTAAGGGTTTGAGCAGTGCTTAGATCTACAGTAACACCAGTATTGATGCTAAATGTATTTCCAGTAAGTGTTAAACCGTTACCAGCAAGATAAGTACCCGCACCAGAGAACTGTTCAAATACAATTGGATCAGTTCCAAGAGTTGTAATTGTATTTACTTGTACCCAACCAGTATTGTTATATACAGTGCCTTGGTCTACGAAGAAGAAGTCGCCTGGATCAATTTCTGCTGCTGAGTTATAATCGCTTGCACGAACTGCAGCACCTGATGTTGAGGCTACATAAATACCATTTTGTGATGTTGTGCTCTGGTTTTTTACAAGAACACGATCACCAGCAACAAGTGTTACTCCATCAATTACATCTCCTGCCTCAAGATCAGTAGATAGATCAATATTGCTTGTTGTCGCAGCCTTTACTGAGGCGTGAACATGTAGACCTTCTGCAACGGCATCAACATATTGCTTTGTTGCTGCTTCAAGAGCGTTTTGAGGATCTGCGTTAAGTGTAACTGTTCCTGGGAATGTTACTGCATTTGGAAGAGAAAGAGTTACTGCTCCAGTAGATGTTGATGCAGTAATTTGGTTTGCTGTTCCAGAGATGCTTGACACTCCGCCCGAAGCATTAAATGAAAGCGTTCCAGCCTCATCGTTATATGTGATAGAAATATTTGTTTGTGTGCCAGCGGCAATTGCTGCTGCTACTGCATCTACAGAAGCCTCTGTAAAGTCTGTGACATTTCCAGAAGTTACTGAAATTGTGTTGCTTGTAGAACTGATTGTCTTATTTGTAAGAGTCTGTGTTCCAGAAGTAGTTGCAACTGTTGAATCAATTGCTACTGTTACCGCTGAAGATCCATTATATGATGTTCCAGAAAGACCAGTTCCAATTGTCAATGCATTTGGATTTACAGCAGTAATCGTTGCAGAACCACCAAGCGAAATGTTAGATCCGTTTACAGTAACAGAAGAATTTGTCAAAGATGTATTAGCAATACTTGTCAGTGTGTTTGATGTACCTGATATTGTTTTATTGCTTAGTGTTTGTGTACCAGTTTCTGTTACATACCCAGTCAAAGATGGGATATCAGAAGTAAGGGCGATTGTTCCTGTTGCTGCTGGTAGCGTTAAAACACCCGCTGCTGTCGACGCTGCAACAATTTGTGTAGTACCAGTTGTTGAACCATTGATATTAAGACCACTTGCAATATACGGTGTTGTGATTGTAGGGCTTGTGCTTAAAACAACATTGCCTCCAGAACCTACATAAGAAGTGATCTGGTTTCCATTAACTCTAAGAACATTTCCTGTGCTTGCTGTATCAAATGTTTTATTTGTAAATGTATCTGTTGTAGCCTTACCAACAAGAGTATCTGTAGCATTTGGAAGTGTTACAGTAACATCTGTTGTAGGATCAACCACTAGAAGAGTCAACTCATGTGAGTCTGGTGTTGTACCTTCAAAAATAATTCTATCTGCGAACTCTGGTGTTGTTGACACTGCTGCACTAATTGTGCCAGATGCGTCATTATATGTAAATGTAATACCTGTGTAGGTACCATTTGTAAACATTGCTCCAGTTGTATCCTGAAGAAATTCTGTACTTGCTTCTGTAAGAACATTTGAGCCATTTACTGTAGCAGATGATCCTTCTACTACAAGCCCGTTCTTAATTCGGAAGGCTTTGTCGACTGTAGCCATTCTTTATCTCCTTGTGGGTCTATGCCTTCAAACCTGTGCGGTAGAACCGTACTGTTATCGGGCTGAGGGTTGGTGTCACCATCATGCTAATTGTACCAGAATTTAAACTAGCGGTGATATTACCTACATTATCACCAGTGTTGGCGACTGAGGCAAATTCTGTTATATTTTGATTTGTACCATCAAACACTATATTAATTTCAGTGCTTCTATATGATGAACTAGCAGCATGTGATAGTTGAATCATGTATTTTACTGTTCTCCAGGTAGATGTGTCTATTGTGTCAAATACCGTGGCTGTTTCAATACCGTTGATTGTTGTGCCATTATTGCCATCTCCGCCAAGAGCATCTGCTCTAAATGAAGTGGTATCAATAAGGTCTGAGTAATCCTGCCCAGTAGGTCTGTCACCTGTCTCAAATCTTGCTTTTAATTGGTTAATGGGTAAAATTGCCATATTGTGATTATATCATAAAATGTAGTTATTTAAACCAATGATGGCTAAACCAATGGGGGGCACATTTCCTGGCGTATATGATGGAACCGTTATATTTGTAACCTTTATTTTAAAGGGCACTTTATAGATTACTTTTGCAAGGCGACTACAATCGTCCTGTATAACAGTTGCTGTAGCCATTAGTCCGTAATATCTTCAATCATTTTTATTTTACCCTGTAAAACTGTCCAAACAATAATATTTGAAGTTGTAGCCATTTGAATATCATATTCATCATTAGTTTCTAAAATCTCAGTTTCATCAGATGCTAGACTTACAGTAAATTCTCCTGGACCATCATCTTCGTCTGCTTCTGGAAAAATTTCTAAAACAACACTAGTAGTTGATGGTCTATAAAAATCCATTTTAATTGACCAATCATCAATTACCAATGGTTGTCCAGCGTCGTCTTGTACATACATTTTAAATGATGCTGTATCGCCTCTTACTATAGTCCAAATTGATTGCGGTGGTGCTGAACCTATAGCAACATCTTTTTGACTTCTATACTGTGCCATTATGCTAAACCTGCTTTCATTGAACCCCATGTGCCATTGCCCTTAAATGCACCAACTAAAATAGTTCCATTAATATTTGCTTTTGAAACAATTCCAACTACACCAGAATTTGTTGTAGCAGTAATTGGTTGTACTGCTGTAAGACCTCCAGAAGATCCTACATATAGTCTATTTCCAACGGCATAAGTAGAAGTATCAACTCCTGTAAATACACCAGAAATAACTACTACTCCATCACTACCATTTCCAATTGCAGATTGTGCTAATCCTATTACAGGAAATGTTGTTAAATCACTTGCTTGTGATTTTGTAATTTCTGGTTTACCACTTGTAGAATTATATGAAGAAATATAAACTGGATCTGCTTTATTTATTGTTACGCCACTATCATTTGTAACCTCAATAGTGTGATAAGGTAGCCCAATAGTGGGTAAAATAGCCTCAATACGCTCTGCTAATGACTGAATATCTCCAGCAACATCTACTGGGTCAGAGTTGACGGGATAAGGAATATCATATATTGTTGTTTCACCTGATGCCATAGTTATTATATTATAGCACTTCACACAACTTGACTCATTAGTAGTTTTTATGTTATACTAGGTGCATAGCACCGTTATGGTGCTATTGCGTTTCTAGGAGGAAAAACTTGAGAGACAACAAAATACTATCGGGGGTTCTTATAACTGCATTTTGCCTTTCTATGGTTTTAGGACCACAGGCAAATGCTATTAATAAGAATAATTTATCTATTACTATTGTTGAACCAGCACCTGCTGCCGCCCACAAGGCGGCTCTTTTGCTAATTAAACCTAGTAAAGATAATATACTTGAAAAATATGAAAATGCTCACAGTTTGACTGACAGCCAGTTGGTTGAATTACTTAAGGCAGTAGGGTTCAAAGGAAAGGGTCTTAAGACTGCTTGGGCAGTCGCAAAGGCAGAATCTAATGGTCGCCCGTTTGCTTTTAACGGAAACACCAAAACTGGAGATTCCTCTTATGGTATCTTTCAGATTAACATGCTTGGTACTTTAGGTCCAGACAGACGAAATAAGTTTGAACTTGATCTAAATGCTGAGTTGTTTAGCCCAGTCAAAAATGCTGAAATCGTGTATCACATGACAAAAGGCGGTATTGATTGGAGTTCATGGTCATCTTATAATAAAGGTGCTATAAACAAATGGCTAGATAAATTCCCTAATCAATAATTTTAGGGCATAAAAATACCCCCTTGGTTTTATACCTTGGGGGTTATTTTTAAGTATTTATACTGGTGGTCCAGGAAGAACTTCTCCTGTTTCAATTTCATACCAATCTAAAATGTGTTCTAACCAAATATATTCTTTTCCTTCTTTTACTGGTCTAGGTTTTGGCGCTTCCCATCCACATGTTTCTGGATTAAGAATCCAAGAATTGTTTGGTTTTGGTTCAATAAATGCACCGTCTGTACCTTTTGTTGGATCCCAAGTATAACCTTTTCCTGCATAGTTATATCTAAATGGTGTTCCTTCATTTTTATGTTGATTTAAATGTGTATTATATGATGTTCTTTTACATAACAGTCCGTGTTTATTACCATAGAATGTTTCCCAAGACTCAGTAGAACCACCTACAGTTGTTCCATCTATATCTGTTTGTACAACATCTTCATCCATGCCAGTAATTACATTAACTACTATGTTGTCTGAATTAATAAGTGCATAGTGTGCCATTATGAAAAACTCACATTCCCAGAGCCAGCAGTAAAGGTTGTAATTTTATTATTTCCACTTGTTGCTGTTGATCCAGTTAATCCTGCACCAATAGTAATTGTAAAAGTATTTGGATATTTTAATACAACATACCCAGATCCACCATTACCACCTGGTCGTGAACCATCCTGTGCAGTTCCACCAGTTCCACCGTTACCACTATTTGCGGTATTTCCTGTTGGGTTTACGTTGTTATTGCTATGACCACCAATACCACCTTCTGAATATGCTACAGAACTACCTGTTATACTGTTTGACCTTGAAGCACCACCAATGCCACCACCATTTACCCAGCCTCCACCAGTTCCGTTTTGTCCTGCTCCACCTGCTCCACCGCCACCAGATCCTGACTGTACGTTTGCTGTATATCCTCCACCAGCAAATCCAAAACCAGTTCCTCCACCATTTGAAGTTTGAGTTGCGTTGCCACCATTACCATTTGAATAAACTCCAGCGCATCCTCCGCCACAACCACCATTGGTTCCATTAACATTTGGACCACCTGCTCCGCCACCGCCACCAAATCCTGTACAATCACTAAATACTGAGTTAGTTCCATCTCCACCACTAGTAGAACCAGATCCAGAACCTGCTGCTCCTACTGTTACGGTGTAGTTAGTACCTGGAGTTATTGACTTTCCAGAATGTTCAAGCATACCTCCTGCACCGCCACCGCCACCACGAGAAAATCCTCCTCCAGCACCTCCTCCAACTAGAAGTACTTGAACAGTAACATCTGTAACTGGTGGAGTTGCTGTTTGATCCCAGTATTTACTACGTCTGGGTAAACCATTTGCAATTCTTGATGTTGAGTAACTTCTAACTGCCATTATGAAATTTCGCTTCCAAATGCAGAAAACGACATGCTTGCAGATGATGCATAAACTGTAATAACATCTGTTGCAGCCAAGGTAAGACCAAGTGTAAGTGCTGTTGTGTCATTAGCAGCAATTGCTATGTCGTATGCAACATAGTGTTTAGCAGCAAGAGTTTCGCCTGCTGGTCTAATTGCAATACGATATGTTCCGCTAGTTCCTGCTTGATTACAAACATGTAGTGTTGAAACTACTGTAGCAGTTGCAGATGGAACAGTATACAATGTTGTTGCGCTGGTAGCACTTGGATTTACTTGTCCAAGAACTTTATATGTAGTAGGCATAATTTATCTCCTTATCTGAGTATTGTATCATATTACATACCACCCAATAAAAATATATCTGGTAAAGATGCATTTGCACTAGATGGGGTAGACCATGCTGGGACTCCCCCAGATACGGTCAAGACTTGACCTGTTGATCCAATTCCAAGCCTTGCGGGGTTATTGGCAGATGATGCATAAATTATATCACCAGTAGTTGTAGTTAGAGTTTTTGGAATTGCCTCTACCTGGATACCAGGAACGCTTGTTGTAGCAGTTGGCAACGCTCCCCATTCAAGACCTGTGGTAGTTGCTGTATTAACTCTTAAATATTGACCCTGAGATCCAGAAGATAAAATTGATGGGGTAGATGCAGAAGATGCAGAAATTAAATCACCTTTAGCGGTTAATACTGATGGTGAAATACCTGGAATAATATCATCAATTTGTTCTTGTAAATCATTAATTGTATATGCAATAGATGGATTAACTAGTGAGGCAGCAGAAGTATTTGCTGGATCATATGAATAGGATCCGTAGTGGTATACACGCAATGCTGCTTGAATATCAGCGGCATCAGCATACCCTGGAATTTTTGTTGGTATTAAATTACCAATTGATTCAGCAGCCATTTTTCACCTCTTTTGAAATTATATCACAATTACGATACCGATGGAGCCTCAACAATAGTGATGTTGAAATGAACCGTTACTGGCTCATCAAGTGCGGACCATGCGCTACCAACATATTCTACTGCTTCAAGATTGATTACTAAGTTTTCCCCTCCGCCAACAAGTGGTGGAATCTCCATGCTTGAGGCAACTGGGTTAGTATGAGCAACACTATATTGAACACTAAAATTTTCTGCAACAAGTGGTGTACCAGTAACAGTAATAATGTCTGCAACTGGAATAATAACTTCGGCGGCACCTGATTCAAAAGTAACATCATAATTAGTAGAATAAACTGTAGGATAAATATCTAGAACTTGTACCCAAGAGTCTCCGCCTGGAGAAGATTGATACTGATATAAATACCCTAGTTCTCCACCTGGAGATGCGTTAATAAAAATATCATTAAGGTTTGGAGTTTGTCCAATATCTACAATATTTGGATCACCAACACCAACGAAGAACTGACTACCACGAGTTCCCTTTGGTCCAATGTCAACAAGAACTTCAACAATTGGTGGGGGACCAAGAACTGTAATATCGTCGTTACTAAGTAATACCTCTGGCATTATGCTGCTCCAGTAACCTGCTCTGTTACCGTAATTGTTCCAGTAATCAGTGTATAAACAACAGTAGGTCCTGAAGTAATTTCAACGTCGTAAACATATGTGCCAGCATCCAATGTTGATCCAATGCTTGGAAGAATAGTACATGTAACAATATCGTTTGTTGAATCTACAACAGCATTTGCTTCAACACTAAATGTTGGATTATCACCACGAGATGTTGCAATATAAAAATCGGCGGTATAGCCAGCAAGATCAAATGCACTACCGTCAGAATTCTTAGGACGAACTACAAACTCATTTGTATCGCCTTTATAATAACTAAAATTATATGTTGCTGGAAATGCCATTATGCTCTCACCTTATATACCCTATTATCTACTTTGATTAATGGTGGAAGTTCTGGACGTGGGCTACTAACCTTTATTACGGGTGGTAGATTTGTCATAAACTTCCTCCTGGAGTTACATTACCTAGTACACATATTGTACCAATAACTGGTGTCCAAATAATTGATTCTTCATACACACCGCCACTAACTGTTTCAACAGGAATTGTTACCTGCAAATCAAATTGTAATTCTGCAACAATATTTTTGTATCCATTACCCCATCTTTCGGTAATGCAAGAATCAACAGTAATCGTTACGGAGCCTGTTGTAGCCTCTACTGGAAGGTTATCTAGCACATCACCCTGCGGATCATACGAAGTCGCCTTGTAGGTCCATCCAGTGGTGTCAAAATCGGTAGTTTCGTCAATCTCTAGAAAGTCAATCGTTAGGCTACCATTGCTTCCACGTACAACTTTCCATTGAACATTAACTGGCTCTGCGCCATATTGTTCAAGAGAAGGAGAGC